GGCTGACCTTCGATCGTTACCGCATCAACAACTCCACTAATATACACTTTAGCCATGGCTTAACTCCCTTGATTAGATTTTGTCGACAGTTCTGAACTTGTAATTATCCTGCAAAAACTTGCGTATATACCTTTCGGCCTCAGGCGAACCGTCCAGTATATTCACGCCCTCTTCGCGCAAGATCTTCTCCACCACTATACAAGGGATGGAGGCGATCTTGCGCCACAGCCTAGACTTACCGTAACCGTTGTTACCCCGACTACGAGCTTCGGCATTCTCTTCGAGCAACGATTCTATGTCCTCACTACGCCGAATGTACATTTTCCCATCTTCGAAGAAAATTTCTTCATCGAAGTCCGAGAAGGACTCACGCCTTTCTTTCGGGGCCTGCTGCACTTTGCTTATCTTTCTGCGTAAGGACTTGTGCTATTAGCGTCAGGGCATCGTCTGCCGGGGATGCCCTGACCTTCATCACATAGGGCGTTGGGCTGGTAATAGGGTCATTAGGCGAAGCTTTCTCAGCATCGCCTACGCCCAAGATGTAGGTCGCGTAGGCATCATCAACCTCAACCACCGAGCCCGGAGGGTAATTACAGTTGTAGTATCCGTGCCTAATGTACTTGATTTTCATCGATGAGCCTTCTTGGCCTCCTCGGCCTTCTTGGCCTCCTCGGCCTTCTTTGTTTCGGCAGATGGGGCCGACGGCGGATTGTGCGGCGTATAGGTAGGCTTCACCTCAGCCTGCTTCTTGGCCTGCTCGGCCTCTGCCTTAGCGGTCTCCTCCGTGAGCCTTCCGAAGCCAGTATTGATAGCCAACGACGCCTCATCGGCATCCAGCTCTATTGTTTCACCGACCTTGTGATCCTTGTAGTCTGACGTCAAGATTATTTTCCTCTTAGTAGTCATGCACTTTCTCCTACTGTTTAAGAAGGAGGGAGCTCCCATAGCTCCCCCAGTTTGCTCGGGGAGGTTAGCCCTGAGTATCTGCTACCACGCCGTGAGCCTTCTCGTTGCTTACTTCCAGGGTATATTCACCCTGAATCAAGCGACTCTCAGCATGGCCTGTGCGTGCCAGCGGTATTTGCCTTGTAGCCATGAGTGTGCTTATCTTCACATACTCCGGATCCAACAAATATACCGCCGAACCAAGCGTGAACCTGTCGGCCACGATCTTGACTTTACCAAAATCAGATTCGTAGATGTCGATAGCCGAAATAAGCTTCCGATCATCTGCATCCTTGAACCTGGTGGCATTAGCCGTGAAGGTCGTGGATATGAGACGCTTGTTAATGGCGCTCACCAACGCATACTTCACGTCCCCGCCCTGCGTCCACACCGACTGCATGACCGAGTTAAACATGGTCTCAGTTAACGCGCGAGCGGTACCTGCCGTACCCGTAGCATTCGGGTAACCGGCCGTCGTACCTGACAACGTTGGGGCCGTACCAGTCGCGCCCCGATCGGCATTTGTGATAAGGAAGCAGTACAACCCTGCTGCAGCCCTGGCCGTGCCAGACGCACCAGCGGAGGCCACGGTCTTCGACAGGAGCATGGTCTCCTTGTCACGCTTGAACTCGCGAAGCTTGTAGGTAATCTGCTTCGCAAGATCGTTAATGTTCGCAGCGGCATCAACCACCTGCGAGGTATCGGACACCTTGACCTTTTTGTCAGAGATCTGGGTATAATTCGAACGCCTCGATGATACCACGGGGGCATCTGTCGCCGGCGCATCGTCGCCCTCGATCACCCTATTAGCGGTATCCACGGCCCCGAGTTCAGTCAACGGCCATTCATGAAGAGTGGACTTGGCCTTACTTGAGCCCGCGATCATCGACATGAAAGGGGTTTCAGTCGGTGAGATCATGTTCTCTTGATCCGTGAGATCTTCACGGATGGTAGTCATATCATAGGTTTCTAGCGCAGCGGCTTCTACAGCCATGGGTTATCTCCTGGTTCAATGTTGATGAAGAATCAACACCGCTTTCAGATACCCTAGCTCTATGGCTGTCGCGATATAAGCGTGTGTTACTTGGCCTCTTCGTAGCCAAGTATTGCTGACGTGGACGTCTTAGCTCCGTTAGGACCCTCGTCGACGTCATTTACGCGGACCTCTCACTATGAGCGTTGCCGCTACATCCTCGACCCTTCCCGTCTCGCGGGCCTTAGCTCGAAGAGCGTTCATCTGCTTTTGGTACTGAGATGCACCAGGCGTCTTCTTTACGCCGGGTTTCATCAATACCCTAGGAACTGTCTTGGCTTCCTTGGTGGCAGTCTTCTGCCTGGCCTCGTACTCACGCCACCTAAGAGCATCCTTTAGGACTAGGAGCGCCCTATGATCAGTTACAGAATATACCTCCTGAGGGGTGTAGTTGTACGCGGTGGCGCCCTCCGACAGCCTCTTCATTGCCTGCGGCGCCTTCACGGGATCGGCGAACTCTGCGTCCTTTTGCCCCAGTATGTATGCTTCGTTCCTAGAGTACTCCACGAGCGCAGCATTACGCACAGCCTCTTGCTGCTTGGCCACCTTGGCCGCCTCGGCCCTCACCTGGGCCCTACGCTCAGAGGCCTCGCGAATGCGCTCCCTCTCGAAGAGGTAGCGGGTCGGATCCTTGACACGAAGCTCGTCCATATTGACTTGCGGGGCTTCTAGCTCGGCCAACACGTTGTCCAAGGACTGTAAACGCGTTAATTCGTGATTGTATACCTTGTCAAGCTCGTTCGATTGCCTTTGGATGACGTTGCGGCCCTCCGTCACCTCCTGCATGCGCTTATCGAGCGCGCCGACGAAGGAATACTTGTCCTTTAGCTCTTTGATCGTTACTTCTTTGACCTGACCATCTATCACGACCTCTAGAGGTATTTCATCGATATTGATGTCTTCCTCTTGAAGAGACTCCCCCTCCTCGTCCGGCTCCCTTACTTCGTCCGGACCCTCTTCGGCTTGCTTCCGCGGGGCTTCTTCTTCGCCTCCGGACTCAGCTTCTGCGACCTTTTCACTCTCCGCCTGCCCATTCTTGGCCACCTTCTTCTGTTCTGGCAACGGTTCGCCAGTAGCAGGATCCGCCGGGACCACCATGCTCTTGACTACTTCGTCAAAATTCTCGATCTGTGTCTCTTCCTCAGCCATCTTCCGCTCTCACCTCATTGGCGATCGCCGTGAGGTGACCAACCAACCTATCTAGCGCCTTGTTTAAGCTGTAAAACTCTGCTCTTTTAGTTTCTTCAGAGGCTTCCAGCATCAATAAACCTATTTCAACCCTGGCATCCCTCAGGACCACTTCGAAAAGCGGGTTGTCTAGAATATTCTTTATGAGTTTCTTCTTCTGATACTCCTCATCAGTCATTGCACGGAGCTACCTGGCTGAGTGCGCTGCGCGGCGACCTTCGCCTCCGTAGCGGCCACCTTCTTAGCGTCCATCTTGACCTTAGTGACATCCACCGCAAAGTCCATGTCGTTCTTGTCGCGCTCCCTGTCGTCCTGCAGTATGATCTTGGCCTCTTCCAACTGATTCTTGGAGGTCAACTGGGCCACTTGCAGCTTAAGTTTGTCCATGTCGGTCTGGTAAGTCGCCTTCAACTTGGCTATTTCGGTCTGGTACTTAAGCTCTGACTTCTGGGCCTCGACCTTGACCAACCCCAACATGGCCTCGCTCTGCGCCTGCTGGGCCTGCTGCTGTTTCTTTTGCAATTCCTCGTTCATCTTCTTCTGCTCAGCGTCTATTTGCTGCAATTGCTCAGGAGGCACATAGGGGAAGTACGTCTGATAGTTCTGGATGCCGTTCAACCTCAGCAGCGTCTTCATGGTCTCTCGAGCGTTGTTCCAGTTACACATCGGGTTAGCCGGGCCCATCTTCTCGATGATCATCTGCTGTATGGGCAGGATCGACATCAGAACGGCCTTCTTCTCGTCTATCCTGCCCGAGCCAAGGCCGACGTTGACCTTGATCGAGAGGTACTGGTGCCACATCTGCGGATTTACGAACTTGAATCCCTCCGGGAGCGAGATGCTCTGCGGGTCGTGCAGCGAGTAGATTGCTGTCCTAAGGATGCACTTGAACAGGCTCTTCACGCCAGTCTCGGCTATGTTGCGCGCCATCATCTCGATACGCGCGTCGGAGTTGGCCACCGCCTGCTGCGCCGCTATCTTCGTCGTCGACTGGAGCGCGTCCGGGTCTATGCCCTGGGAGAGCTTCGTTATGCCGGAGCGCTGCTCGGACACCTCCTGGAGGTACTGGAGCACGGGAAGGGTCTGGCCGGCCACGAACGGGGTCGTCAACTCCTCGATCTGACCCATCTCGCGAGTCCGGATTATCGCCCCGATGGTACCGTTCTTAGCGTCCTCCAGGTTGACGTTCCGCTCGTTTATGACGGTACGGGGGTTGTTGGTCAGGGCCGCATTGTCAATGATGCTACGCAGAAGCGCGGTCTGGGCGTCCTGATCCTGAACCAGGTCCTCCGCCAAGCAGATAGGGTAGAACACGTGCGGCGCGAGCTCGGCCTGAAACTCGGCGAACGAGGCGAAGTTCACCGGCTCGTCCGACAGGAGGCTGTAGGCGTCGCCGCCTAGGCACACGCGCCTGAGCTCGGCCACGCCATCGCCGTCGGCATCTATCCTCACGTAGGCCTCTGAGAAGAGGAGGAGCCGCGACGTCGGGTCTATGCTAGGCGACGTACCTTCGTCCTTCTCGCGATGCTGCTGCTTCCGCTCCTGACCCTCGGTGTTCAGGGACGTCGACGACGGGATGTCGCGGAGTTGATCGTACTCGTAGCCCATCTCTATGAGGTTCGAGACGGACTCCTCGCGCTGGTGGACGCAGCACACCGCGTTCTCTATGCTGGTCGCCGACGGGTGTATCAGAAACTCCTCCGGCGGCAGGGGGAGGAAGCTCCAGCACATCCGCTTCGACGTGTTCGTCTGCACCACCTCCGTATCGTTGGCCTCGGTCACGTTGTCAAGCTCGACCTGGCCGTCGCGGAGCGCGTTGGCCTTGTAGTTGAGGTGCGAGACGTACTGCTTCTCCTCCAGACAGACCTTGATCACGCCCACCTTGGCCTTAAGTGAGTCCGTCGAGGCCTCGATCAGCGCCTTGTACCCGCCGTACTTCCAGAAGACGTTGTTGCAGTACGAGGTGGCGTCCCTGCAGACGGCCTGGTCCTCCTCGTTGTCCGAGTAGAACTCGCCCACCGTGTCGGTCTGCGTGAAGATCCGGGCCAGCGAGGGGACAACACTGCGTACGCCGTCCCGGACCTTCGACACAACTACCTTGGAGCGGCCCTTGGGGGTCGGGAGGTCTGTCTCTCCGCGGTAATACTTGTCAATCTTCTCCCTGTCGGCCTGGAGCTCCGAGTCCCTGAAGTCCACGCACTCCTCGACGTACGTGCGGGCCACGGTCCTGACCTCGTCGGCCGTGAGCGGCCTGAGGTCGCCGACCCTCGAGGGCACGCCGCCCTTACCGCCGAAGGGTTCAGACATAGGAGCCCTCGCTCGGCCTGGAAACGGGCTTCTTCCAGTCGGACATCGAGTACCTGCTCAGGAACTCCTCGTCTATGCCCATGACCCCTATGCGCATGGCGTCCGCCGCGTGCGAGTTGCTGTCGTGCCTCGGCCTTAGGTCTAGCGCCTGGGTCTTCTCGTTGAAGTTAGCCCGGTACATGCGCACCGCGGCTATTCCGCGCAGGGTGCCCTTGTCATTGAACCAGCTCCTCGGCAATATCATACGCACGGCCTGCACCCCGTCCTCCACCATGTGCTTCTTCACCACCATGGTCTTCAGGCCCCTATCCTCGATGAAGGACTGCCTGCTCTTCAAGTTCGAATGCTCGCGCACCTTCGCGTCGTGGGGCAGGAAGTTTAGGTCCACGTGATACTGCCTGGTCTTGATCCAGTTGATCCAGTGTCCTAGGTCCTTGTTGTTGGCCTCCGTGTACTCCAGCCATCTCCACTCCCGGTTCACTATCTGGAACGTCCAAATAGCCGTAGCGTCATCGATCCCCAGGTCCCAGCAGGAGTAGACGTCGAGGGCTGGGTCGTAGGCGATTTTTGTGACTCTGCCCTGCGCGACCGCGTCCTGAATCTGCTTAGCATAATAAGCGCCCTCAAACGAGGCCGTAAAATCGCACTCATACTCTCTAGCATACTTGGCCTCGTCCATCATCCTGAAGTTGGCGAGCAGCTCCTCGGGCGGGATTATCCCGGTCTCGGAGGCCCTCATCACGCGCGCCGGCCACTCGTCGAGGCAGTACCACTCGTCCGGGTGCTCCTGCGCGTACAGCCAGAGCTCGTAGAAGGCGTCCATGCCCGCCGGCGTGCCCATGAAGGTGGCCCTGCCGCCCCTGTCCGCCAGCGCCGGGCGCACCACGTCCTCCCAAATAGAGGGGTTCATGAGCGCATACTCGTCGAAGACGACGTCGTCGAAGTAGAGGCCGCGCAGCCGGTTGACGTTCTCGGCGCCGTACAGTTTGAGCCTGGCGCCGTTGAGCATCTCTATCCGCAGGTCGTACTCGAAGGGCTTGGTCCCGGGCAACTCCTGCGTGTACTGCCTGGCGTACTGCCACACTATGTCCTTCGCCTGGCTGAAGGTGGGCCCTATGTAGGCGACCCTCGGATCAGGCTTGTTCGTCGTCAGCGCCGTGCGTATCAGCCTGTTGGTGGCGGCCACGGTCTTCCCGGCCCTCCGGTGGCACACGAGGCACGAGAAGCGCTTCGCCGTCCCGTGGAACCCGGCGAACGCCGGCCTAGGGTTGTAGTCCACCCTGACCCTGACCTCGGCCAATCACTTCGCCTTCTTGGTGAAGAAGGAGCTCGCCTTCTTCGTCGCGCCGACGGGCTTCGCCGGCATCGCACTCTGCTTGAACTCGGGCATCTTAACCCCTGAACTGTACGACTTTTGACTTCCCGTCTGAAGCGTCCTCTTCGCCATGACTGACTCTCCTCTCCGCCGGCACTATCGCCAGCTCAACCTCCGCCCAATACCCCGGCGTGTCGGGCATCTTCCTGTAGACGAACGTCCCGAGACCCTTCTCCAAGTCCCCTATGTCCACCCAGTAGCGCGCCGCCGTCACGACACCGCCCCCGCGACCGCGTCGAACAGGAGGGGGTTCGTCTTCTCGTAGATCGTCTCGGTCGACTCCGGCCCCCACTCCACCGTGACCTTCGTCGGTAGGCCCCTGCCGGCCGAGTTGTTCTCCCCA